GAATCCTTGGGGGGTTCAGCATCGCGTTGTAGGCATTGTACTCCTTGTACATGTCATCGATGTCGTTGCGAACCCGCGAATAGTCTTCCTTGAGTTTATCGAGCAGATTCCTCTTCCTCGCCAGGACGAGGGGCGAGTGGCGGGTGAATACCTCCTCGGCCCTTGATGCACTCTCCCCCTGGCGATACTTCATTCTATTGCGAATGTCCAGAAACCCCTCTTGGAGATTGAGGAGGGGTGTAGATTTCTTGACCAGGTTTTTGTCGAACTGGTAGGGAAGCTTGGCCACGTATTCCTTCCACTGCTTTGACGAAGGCTTGATTATGGATTTAAGATGGTAAGTGTTGGAACAGTAATTGTTGATGTTCATCTTCCTGATCGCCCAGTTCTTGGCTCCCTTGGAAAGGCGGTCTGCGAGAGCGTTATTCACATTATCGTTCTTGGAAACAGCCACGGAATTCAGGGCATCTACTAAAAGGGAAACGGCCTTAGTCTCTATGTCGCTCATTTTTGTATCCCAGTGCAGTGCAATAATCGGTCCTGAATGATTATTTCAACTTTTTGACTTTGAGGCTCTGGGACTGTTTATTCCTTTTTACTTCGTTGGGGTCGTTCTTCAATGTTTTCTTCCCTCCACTGGAATAGGTCTTCTGGTGAAGATTCCAGAACTGCTGTGAACCCACTCTGAAATTCTTGTGTATCTTGGCCTTGTACCAGAATACGCAGTCTTCTATCCGATTGGACTTGCTGGTGTTGTCCAGAACCAGCACCTCGTAATTTTCCGTGCACGCATTCATGACCTGATTGAACATATCGAAGTTGGGGAAGATGCCGAAGAAGGATTTGTATAGCTTTTCCCTATTCTGGATGACATTCTCCCTGGCGACGAATACGTAGTCCACGTTGGCCCTTAGGTCGGGACTGAGATCCATGCAGTACTGCATCGTGAGCATGAAGAATATCTTCCAGTGCCGTCCGTTCATGAAGCACTGTCGGATGCACGTGTCTTTGAGAAATTTCTTATCGTACATGCAGTCGTCCATGAGAATGAATGCACCCACTTCCCTGGACGTAAATTCCTTCTTCCCCGGAGGAGGCTTCATATTGACCATCTTCCTCTGTCGTTCTATGACCCTCTCGATGATGTCCTTGTCATATTCTCCATAGATGAATAGATCCGGGATGAATTGCTGATACCAGTGATTTCCCTCCTCGGTGGCCGACATAACCACGCCGGCTGGGAGCTGGCGCTTGTGGTATAGGATGTCCGTCACCAGGGTGGATTTCCCGGTTCCTCTCTTTCCTATGAAGACGCATACCTTGTCGTCCGCCATTGATGCGGGGTTAAATTTTTTCAACTGAACATTCATTGTTCCTATTACTTCCACGGATTTTCTTCATTCTTTTTTTAACACATCTTAGTAGGATGCAATTAGCCACAACTGGATTTCAAGATACAATTCTTACCGGGAACCCAGATATATCTTATTATCAAAAGGTTTTTACGTCAAGGGCCATCTATAAATCGGAAGTTCTCCGTCTGGCCTTCGATACCGGATGTGATTTTGGACAGACGACCCTGTGCACGCTGGGAGGAGACACCTGTGACATCATAACGGGTTTCTATATAAAATTCAGCTACACCGATGAAGTCGAACTCCCGCAGGATACCGGACACGCCTATATCGATAACGTTAGCCTGCTGGTGGGAGGACAGACCATCATTAGTCTGAGTGGAGAGTACCTGGCGATCACGTCGGACCTCAAAGATTCACAAAGAACCAGGAAGAACTACGAGAACATTCTTAGGAGGAATGCCACGCCGAGGAGCTACGGAACGGCGGTGACGGCTACCACGGCCTACGTGGAGATTCCATTCTTCGGGAAGGGATACAGGGATTCCTTCCCCCTCGTCGCCCTCAAACGACATCCAGTGCAGATAAAACTAACCATGAGAAATTCGTCGGAATTCGTCACCCCGCCGGTCACGCCACAGCTGGACCTTATCGTGCAGGCCATCTACCTCGATGGAAACCATAAGAAGATGTTCACCGATAGACCCCTCAACTACATCGTCCACCAGGTACAGGTTGCTCCTCTGGTACTGGGTAACCTCAATCAACTTCGCTTCGCCACTAAATTTGATAACCCCATCAAGGAATTTCTACTAGTGGTCCAGAACGACACGGGAACCTTTGGACCCTTTGATTACTCGTCAAGGAATTCCGATCTCTACTCTAGCTTCTCCAACGACCAGGTGGAACAATGGAAGATGTTTCTAAATGGACAAATGCTATTTGATCTGAATAAAATCAATATGAGGACAATTGAACCTTATAAACACTATACACAGACACCTTCCTATAAGACGAATGTGTATAATATCGGCCAAGGGGATGGACCCTATCCCTCTGGAACCATCAACATGAGCAGGGTGGCCAGTCAGGTATTCGAACTAAAATTGACCCCGGCAAACTTCACCAGGAAGGCGAGGCTCTACGCGACCACCCTCAATGTGTTCCGATGCATGGGAGGACTGGGAGGACTCATGTTCATTTAAAATCCAATAATCTTCCTCCGGACGGCAGCCTCGCGCTTCTTCCGGGAAATCAGGATGCGGAGAACGCCATCGATGTAGGTCTTCTCGATATCCTCAACTTCCAGCGAATAGGCATCCGGAACCACGAAGGTGGCCCTATCCACCACGACCACCTCCCGCTTTCCGTCGTCGATCTCGATTCTGATATTGTCCTTTCCCACTCCCGGAAGGTGCACGACGATCTCGAAACGCCCGTCGTCTATTACCTTGGCATGCTTGTAGATGAAACGGTCCGTCAGCTTCTCAATGAAGTTCTTCTCTACCAGGGGGATCTCGTTGAGAACCCGGTTGGTGTTCTCGATGAAGTCGTGGAAGTCGCCGTGTCGGAGGAGGGGAATAAAGTTCATTTAGTATGTTATAAGACCGTTTTCTTTAATTCATTATGTACCAATCGTGGGGATCGATCGAACGCGTGTCGGCAATTAGGATCTGCGCGATGGTGTCGTGGAGGGGTTCCTTATTGACCATGGGGAGCACGGTGAAGGGCGTCTTCGAATACATGAAGGTCATGTGAGGGAGGTGGTCCAGTTTCATCTCGTAGCCAACGATGTCGCAGAACCATCCGCATGCGTTAAGGGGATCTCTTTGGTACTGACTTGGAATCATTGTCAAAGGTCCAAAATTCTTTACGTCATAACACTGTCCCCTATTGGTCAATGAAGGGATTTTGACGTGATTCGTGCTCAGAGTCACGTGCGGTACGTGCCTGATACCCCACCCCCTTTGAAATACTCTGTAACTTAAGGGAACTAGCCAGACTGAGTAGCCATAGCCACTCATCTTATTAACGCAATGTAAAAATATTTCTCTAATATTATAATGAAAGACTATGCAAATAGTTTTAAAAATCTAAGAAATACCGAAAAAAATCAAATTTCTTCGCTGATGAATGCGTGCAGTACTCTAACATCAAGAATTTCCACGATTCGTAAAGATATACGTCAGTTAGCAAAATATAGTAATAGTGGAGTCATATCCGAAGCCGAGGGGAAAAGGAGAATCATGCCACTCCTGAAGGAAATCAATAAAAAGACTACACTAATAAAAAATATTAGCAGAAAACGTGCTAGGATAATTAAGAGGGTCAAGACCGTGGAAAAAAACAGAATTATACGAATGGCACAAAAATTTCGTTAAAACAATATAAATTATATCATTCTAAGGAAATGGGATTCCCACTGCTCTCGCCGCGAATCGAACGCGGATCGCATCTTTACTAGAGATGAATAATAGCCATTATACCACGAGAGCCATCTCTTCAGGCTGAATTGAACAGCCATCACTTGGACTACAATCAAGGGCCCTACCTTTAGACGATGAAGAGCATCTCCCCCGCTGAGACTCGAACTCAGATTTATCGGTTAACAGCCGATCACATAAACCACTCATGTTCCAGGGGAATATGTAAGCAAACGCTTACAATTATGACGTACAGTAAATTTTTAAATTTCTAACGCGCCTTGATGAGAAAGTGCCTGGCGATCCACACGAACATGGCGACCAGAAGACCGCTGACGAAGAGGCCCACCATTGACCGCGACCCATCGCTATTCATAAACTGGGGGATCTGACTGGCCAGCTTGGCCTGAACGTCGGGGTAGAAGATAACCGATACGATAAGGACCAGAAGGACCGCCTCGTACTGCTCGTTGGTTATCCCCAAGGGGTTGCCACCGCGCCTATGGCGACGACGACGGCGATCCGGAATAGATTCGTCGTCCGAGTCCGTTTCGGAGTCCGAGTCTACGTCGCGTCGCTTCTTCTTGACGACCTGCTGCTGAGACTGATAGACCCCGGCGCCACTATCCACCGGTGCCATGTGTTCGTTCTCCATCCCTCCCGAGTAATCCAGTTCTTCGATGGGTGTCGAGAAGCTCATGCTCGACATCATTGGTCCTGTTCCTTGTTCTTTGATTTCATTATTTTTCTGCTCGATAATGTTCCTCTGACCATTATACCCAGAGTCTCGGTCTGAATTCCTTTCCTGGCGAGGAACCTTGGGCTCCTCCACGGCTGGATTATATTTAAGGGGAGTTCCACCGCCGCCATCATTATTGAAATCGTAAACGTCCATTTTATAGTAATATAACAAACCTTTTATAAGGATTTCACGCCCCCGTATATTTCACTCCCCTGACAAGTTTCATGAGGATAACTATAAGGATTGCTATCGTTATGAGATGGATGATTGCGGTGCAGGTTAAATAATAAACTAAATGTAATCTTAGTGGTCTCCACAGTTTCATATTGACGCTTGGATTATTTAAGAACATATCGACCACTTGATTAGTCAAATCATCTTCCACGTTATCCTTGGCCATGCACAAGTTTATTAAATCAAGGAAAGAGAATTTATTGGGCAAGGCGGCGCCCTGTCAGATCAATGTCGTCAGCGGGTGGTCCTCCTCGATGATTTCCAAGGAGTTGGGTTCCAGTGCCATCTACATAGGGACGGATACCCTTCGCTCCATGAATTCCACCTCGTCCTTCTTCGATTTCATAAGGCACGGAAAGATAGACGTCGTCCTGGACGAATGCGCCATGCTCAAAAATGAACTCCCGGGATGGAAGTGGATCAAGGAAAATCACGTCTCCATGAATGGAATAAGGATATTCGTCCCTTGTTCGCATTTGGAATGTGCCTTGAAGGGGGTCAGGATAAACACCGGTATTAAGGAGACCGTCTCCGACACGGTGCACGAGAGGGATTCGTTTTTCGAGAACACGAGGACCTTCATGGAGAAGCTCGTGACCGATAAGGGGCAGTACGATTTCGATACCTTCATCCGGATGAACATTGACGAGCCGGGGAATAGGATGGGAATCATACAGGAGAATTACCCCAGCACCAAGGGAATAACTATGGATGAAATGCACTCCATATGCGAATTGATATCACAGGGGGACATCCTAGACAACGCCGTCTACGCCAGTCAGAATAAACAGAGTGTCTATGATATTTTCAATATAGTCGCGATCATATACCCCTCCTTCATCATAAGGAATCGCATTCCACACAAGAAGATGAAATCGGCCACCGCGTGGACCAAGGACTTCAATACCCGCCTCAAAAAGTCCCTATCCTTTCACTGGAAATATTCGGACCCCGATACCTTACAGGCCCTTCGGGAACAACCAAAACTCATTCAGGAGTATTGCACCCACTCCAAGGGAATCCACTTTATAAACCAGGTGAGTCTAGGAAAGACCATTAACTTGAAGGAAATCAAAAAATTATTAAAGGAAAGGGAACAAATATTTGTAGAATGAAGCTCCTTTACAAGCACAGGAATCAGGAGGAAGAGGAAGACGATGACGAGGATGAGGGAGATGGATTCAACCTCGACATGGTTGGCAATGATATATTCTATTCCGGAGACATTACCCCAGAGGGGATGCACAAGATGATCATCATGTTGAAAAAGCTAGAACTCAAAACCAAAAACACTATAACCATTTATATCAGGAGTGGAGGTGGCGATCTATTTGCAGGTGTGAGTGCAATGGACCACATCAGGAACTCCAAGTCAAAGATCGTCACGGTAGCAGACGGATTCTGTGCAAGTGCAGCGACACTGGTACTACTGGGTTCAAAGAAAAGGAAGATCATGAAAAATGCCCATATCCTAATTCATCAACTTAGTTCAGGAACCATAGGTAAATATCACGATATGAAGGACGAGTTGAAAAATTGTGATGCCCTTATGGGAACCATGAAACGAATCTACAAGGAAGACACCAAGCTTACCGACGAAATTCTCAAAAAATTATTCAAAAGGGATATTTATTTTTCAGCAGAGGAATGTATTGAATGGGGGATAGTCAAGAAGATGAAAAAATAATATAATACATTAGTAAATATGAATACTCGTCTTTCTGTTCAGGCAATGATTGTGGCCGCGGCGGCTGCTATGCCCACTCTGGTGGCTGCTTACAAGATGAGGTGGATTGATGCCCTCATTCTCGTCCTTTCCGGTGCCCTCTCAGTGTACAACGTCAACTGCTTGACGGCGGGTAACTGCAACATGTGGGCGTCCATTGTTGCCATCTCCTTCTTCATTATGACCGTCCTTCAGGTTATGACTCCCTCAGAGAAGTTCATGGATCTTGAGGAGTATGAGGATGAGGAGTACGAGGATGAGGAGTACGAGGAGGAGGAATATGATGAGGAAGAGGAGTAAATGAAACTGATTTCTCATATAGTTCAATACCGTGATCTCTTACGGAAATGCAGGCGCACGAGGATGATTCTACCCGATTAATATCTGGGTGAAAACCATCTTCATCGCATACAAAACAACCCTTTACGTGTTTGAAACCCCATGCACGAAAAGGA